TTGTTAAAATACTACTTTACATTTTTAAGGAATGAATATGACCAACAACGCAAAGCCGATTGGTTTACAAACAAATTTAGAACAGACAGAACAATCTTTCGAAAGTTTTTTGACTCCATCGGAACAACCAGAAAACGAACTAGAACAACCATCAGAAGAATTAGTCAACGAAGACGAAGTCATTGAAGATGATGAAATCATTGAAGAAGACCAAGACTTAGAAGACGACTTTGAAGAAGATGAAGACGAACCTCAAGAAGATCAAGTAGAAGTAGAGGAGTCCGAGCAACCACAGCTATATACTATTAAAGTAGATGGTGAAGATACCCAGGTCACGCTTGAAGAACTCCAAAGTGGATACAGTCGCCAAAGAGATTATACGAGAAAAACTCAAGAGTTAGCTGAACAGCGTAAAGCTATTGAAGCTCAACAAAAAGAGGTTTCTCAAAAAGATGCAATTTATTCGCAGTTGTTACCAAAACTGGAAGCGACTTTGAAAGGCGAGTTAGGAAACGAGCCAGATTGGAATGCACTTTATGACGCTGATCCTATTGCCTATGTCCGTGAAAAAGACTTATGGAATGAGAAGAAGCAAAGGTTACAAGCCGCAGAAGCTGAAGCAACTAGACTCCAACAGGAACAAGCTGCAAAGCAACATGAAGAACTTGAAAAGTTCGTCAAGTACGGTAATGAACAATTGCTAACACAAATTCCAGAATGGCAAGATAACGAAATAGCAGTTAAAGAAAAAAACTCTATTCGGGATTATGGTGTTAATGTTTTAGGCTATACATCTCAAGAGATGGACAGCGTTTACGACTACCGAATTTTACTTGGTTTAAGAAACGCATGGTTACAACATAAGACACAACAAGCTACTAAAGTAAAGCCAACTGAAAAGAAAGCGGCAGCTCGAACCGCCCGACCTGGCACTTCAAATGTACCTAAAAGTTCAACACCAGCGAAAAGAGCGCATCAAAGGTTAGCTAAAACTGGCAAAGTCCAGGATGCGGCTAAATTATTTGAACAAATTATATAAACTTTTAAACATAGGAAAATATCATGGCACAAGTACAAAACGCATTTGATACATACGAGGCTAAGGGTAACAGAGAGCAGTTAAGTAATGTTATTTACAACATCTCTCCACAAACTACTCCTTTTATGTCTGCAATTGGAAAAAACTCAATCAGTAACGTAGTTTTTGATTGGCAAACAGAAACATTACCAACAGCAACTGGAGCTGGGCAATTAGAGGGTTTTGAATTAACAAGATCAGCAACTGCACCAACTACAAGAGTTAGTAATGTGGCTCAAATCTCATCAAGAGATGCAACTGTGACTGGTTCACAGCAAGCAACTGATTCAGCTGGAAGAAAGTCAGAAATGGCTCACCAACTAGCAATCATGTCTAAAGCTCTAAAAAGAGATATGGAAACAGCACTTTGTCAAAAAGGCGCTAAAACAACTGGTTCAGCTACAGCAGCTAGAGTAACTGGTGGTTTCGAATCTTGGATTACATCAAACGTATCAAGAGGAACTGGTGGTTCAGGAGCTGGTAACGGTGCTGCTCCAACTGATGGAACACAAAGAGCTTTAACAGAAACATTATTAAAATCTGTATTGCAAGACTGTTTCGCTAATGGCGGAGAGCCTTCAATGGCAATCTGTGGCCCAGTTAATAAGCAAAAAATATCTGGTTTCACAGGTAGAGCTTCAGCAAGACAAATGATTGATGCAAACACAGTAGAGGCTTCTGTTTCTATTTACGCATCAGACTTTGGTGAGTTGAAAATAGTACCATCTAACTTCAGTAGAGAAAGATCACTTTTATTAGTTGATCCAGACTTCGCTAAAGTTTCTTTCTTAAGAGACTTTAAAACAGTTGATATCGCTACAGTAGGTGATGCAGTAACTAAGATGATTTTATGTGAGTATGGATTAGAAATGAGCAACCAAGCTGCTCACGGTATAGTCGCAGACTTAACAACTTCATAAGTTAGTTAAACTTAGGGAAGGCTTCGGCCTTCCCACCCTTTATTAAATATGTCACAAAAACGTACAATCACCGACCACAAAACTGGTTACAAATCAGAGTTCATTACAGAGGATGACAAGTTTGTCTATCACACAACTCAAGATGTTGCTCCTGTCATTGACCACGTTAAGAAACTAAGAGACAATACACCTAAGCCTGGAAAAGATATGCGACACATAGCTGAAGTACCCATGGTAATTTGGCAAAAAGCATTACGAGAAGGTTGGTCAAAAGATCCCGCAAAGTGGAAACAATGGCTAAACAATCCAGACAATAACGTCTTTAGAACTTGGCAAGGTAAAGTATGACATATGCAGAATTAAAAACAGCCATAGCTGGTTATCTAAACAGATCAGATTTAACATCTACCATAGATACATTTATTGATAATGTAGAGGCTGAACTTAACAGAAAGTTAAGAACAAAAGACATGATTGTAAGAGCTACCGCAGTAGCAGATGCTCAATACTTATCAGTACCAGATGATTGGTTAGAAGCCATCAATGTAGAAATAACATCAAATGATTTTAGTCCGTTATTTCAACAATCTATAGAATCTTTAGATGTTTATAGAAAAGCAAATAACAACTCAACAGGTCAACCAGTATATTATGCAATGGTTGATGGTACTATGGAATTAGCACCAACTCCTGACGTTCCTTACACCCTACAGCTAACTTATTATGGTAAAATAAATGCACTGAGTGATACCAATACAACTAACTTTGTATCAGTATCAAACCCAGATGTTTACTTGTATGGTGCATTGAAACACGCTTCTATCTACTTGATGGAAGACGACAGAATAGCAATGTTTACACAACAGTTTGAGAAAGCATTAGAAGAAATGAGACTTGCTCAAGAGAAAGCTGCATTTGGTAAAGGTTCTCTAATAATGAGAAGAAAGACTTACGGAACAAAACAAAAAAGAAATTACTACTACGGTAATTAAAGGAGAATACGATGGCAGGATTTAGTGATTATTTAGAAGACAAAGTTTTAGAACATGTCTTCGGTGGCAATGCTTACACAGCACCAACAACATTGTATGTTGCTTTATATACAGTAGCACCAACTGATACAGGTGGTGGAACTGAAGCAACAGGCGGAGGCTATGTAAGACGATCAAGTACATTCAATGTATCTGGTACTAACCCAACTACCGCAACCAACCCATCAGCGATTGAGTATCCTACTGCAACTGCAAACTTAGGAACTATCGTAGCAGTTGGTATTTTAGACGCATCATCATCTGGAAACTTATTAGCATACGCTAACCTAGACGCTTCCAAGACTGTAAGCACAGGAGATGTATTTAGATTTAACGCTGGTGATTTAGACGTAACATTAGCTTAACGTCATGGCCAGTATAGGCTATAACAAAGGCTATTATTCCAGGTCAAAATTTAACGATTTAGCTTTTCAAGCTGAAGCAACCGTATCCGCAACATCTGGCGCAACTGCTAGAAATACTGTATCAGGTGTAGCAACCATACAGGCAAATTCTAACTTAACAGGATTTGCTAGAATACTATTTCAAGAGTCTGCAACCATACAGGCAAACACAAACTTCTTAGCTGTTGGTGCTAACACAGAGATAGCGTCTGCAACCATACAATCGGTTACTAACTTTACAAGTATTGGTAGTAGAAAGCGTGGTGGTATTGCAACCATATCAGCAGTATCAAGTGTTACTGCGATTGCTAGAGATGCTGAAGAACTAAAAGCAACTATTGCAGCAGTATCAAATGTTATAGCTGTTGGTAAAGATGCTGAACAGTTACAAGCAACCATCCAGGCTGTATCAGACTTTGATGCGGTAGGCAGAGATACCGAACTAGGAAGTGCAACTATAGCTGCAACATCTAATGTTATAGCGATAGCAAAAGACACAGACCTAGGTAAAGTTACTATCGCAGCAGTATCTAACGTATCTGCACAGTCTGAAGTATTTAAGAAGATGGAAGCCACCATCAACCAAACAAGTGGCTTTAATGCAGTCGGTGGTTTAAAATGGGAAGACATAATAGTTCCAGGCGAAGACTGGACAGACCAAGTTGTTGGTAGTGAGAATTGGCAAGAGATAGTTGTATCATCAGCAACATGGACAGAAAATACAGCTCCTAGCAATACTTGGACAGACGCAACCAATCCATCTACGAACTGGGAAACACTTGATAAACAAGAGGCAGCTTAAATGGCAGATACATATACAACCAATCTAAACTTAACAAAACCAGAACCAGGTGCAGCAGAGGATACCTGGGGTATTTCGCTTAATGCTGACTTAGACTCTCTTGATGCAATCTTTAAATCAGATGGTACTGGTAGTAGCATTGGCCTTAATGTTGGATCAGGAAAAACTTTAGCAGTTGGTGGAACGCTAAATGTCACTGGTACATTTTTTTTAGGCGGTACAGCAATTACCGCAACTGCTACTGAATTAAATTATGTAGATGGTGTAACAGGTAGCATACAAACACAACTAGGCACAAAAATAGAAAACAGTGATGATGTTACTTTAGGTACTATCAGCTCTGGTGCAATTACCTCTACTGGTAATTCACAAATGGCTAACCTGGTTGTTACTGGGGATCTAACAGTTCAAGGTACTACCACAACTGTAAACACAGATGATCTAAACGTAAAAGACAAAAACATTACCCTTAACTATTCAACAGGTGATTCATCAGCTTCAGCCAATGGTGCAGGTATTACCATTCAAGATGCTGTAAGTTCTACCCAAGATGCTACCTTAACTTGGAATACAACTAATGATAGTTTTAACTTTTCTCACCCTTTAAATGTAACAGGAAATATAACAATTCCTACAGGCAATAAAGTTGCTTTTGATACAGATGGTTTAACTTACATTACTGAAGACCAAGACGAAAGACTTAGAGTTTGGGTACATAACACAGAATTTATAAGAATGACCAATACCACAACAGACGAACTTCGTCTTTTGCCTTATGGTGGTAATTTATTCGCAGGTGGTAATTTAGACGTAACAGGAACAGTTACAAGTGATGGTGTTTCCTTACCTAATCTTGAAGTTACTTCTGACTCAGGTAATACCGTAATAGATAGCTCGTCTTCTTATTTAGTTTTAGAAGGTAGTAACATTATAATGCGAAACCGTGACGGAACTGAAGACTATGCAAAATTCTTTGGTAATGGTGCTGTTAATTTATATTCAGACAATCAACTAAAACTAGCCACAACCTCAAGCGGAATAGACGTAACAGGCAATACTTTATCAGATAGTTTAACTGCTAATGGAAGTCTTAATGGATTAAACGCTGGTTCAGTAATGCTTGACTACAATGGTTCCTCAGTAAGCAGGATTCTTGCTGTAGGTGCTGATGCAACAACTACAGGTACTCTCAAAGTAGTTTCTACTGCTTCAGATGGTGGTCCTTATATTGAGCCATTAACTGTTAGCTCAACAGGAATTGACGTAAC